GTCCACCAGCAGGAGCTGTCCAGTAAGCAATTCCAGGAGTAGGTAGTACAACAATATTTTGATGCGTGCCAGACGCGACATAAATAGTTTCAACCAAAGAATGTTGTTTAACGATAGATGGACCAGTGTAAAGATCAGGGACCCCCTCAACGGCAAGTTGAGGGAAGTCAACTGGGGCAAAAGCGGCACGAAGAAAGGCCATGGAATCCAGACTAGGGCGGTAGCCAGGCATGGGGGTTTGTCGGCGTGGTTTAAACGTTTTCATTGTAGGTGCGGGTCGAGGTGTAACAGCAGCAGTAAGCTTACCAGATACACCACGATTTGCACGTGACTTAGTTTTCTTAGTAGAAGGTTTTTTATAAACGACTAACTTATTATTTACCATATTTTCGTTACCGACAAGAGGCCCCCAAGCAGGAGCGCTACCTTTGACAGGTAGGTCCTCAGGCCAAGATAATTGTGTATGTCTGCTATAATAAAACAATTCGTAAAAATAATGGCCAGCATACTCAATAAATGAATGAGTTAACCCCAACTCATAATAACATGAATAGTCCACTTGAACAGGAGTAGAATACTTGTGTGGTACCCATCTAGTATAGGATAAATCACTTTTATTACTCAATTTATGAATAATATAATTGCACATTGGTGATATAAGCATATTGGTTGGGTCGGTAGCCAACAAAGACATAGCTTTAGCTTTAAGCAAAATCAGTGGGTCAATTGTTTTATTGAACGTAACTGAAAACTTCCTAAGGGTACGTTGAGGATCACACATACTATTCCACTCGAGGTCATGATAGCGACCGCAAAAGACGGGGTTGGTCGTGCGTTTGCACTTTAAGCGAAGACCATACTCCAATGCGGTTGCTTCAAATGCTTCGAGCAACCCTGGAGCATCTGCAAAGACTCCGTCGTCGCCCTCGACGAAGCCTTGCATGGTGGCACCTACCTTGGAATGAGCAACATGAGCAATGAATAAATTTATAATGCAATTACCAATACTCGTGTTAACGTCACCAGAACAACGACCACCTCGACGTGATGCATACGCACCATTAGTATGAACAGAGGTCGTACTTAATTGCAAAGACAATAGATGACGGAATTCAGGAGTATCGTACATAGACAAATATATTGAATGTTCTAATTTTAATAAAAGCTCATTAACAGATTGATCAAAGCGGCTGTAATCTGTCTCAAGGTAGGTGCCAACACGCTTACCGAACATTGCGCGCATCTTTG